TGGGGGAGAGTAAATCGTGGCTGAGTTTATGCTCGTCGCACTCAAATGCGTTGGCGTTTGATGGATTCTTCTGACGTTATTTATTGTTCTGCATAGCTACATTCGTCTTGTGAATGACGGTAAAGACCCATGGTATACGTTGTTTGGCGCTGCATTTGTCTGGGTGATTATCGGTGTTGCGCCTGTCGCTGTAGCAAAAATGGCGTGGCGTTTTGTGAGTTGAACTGAGGGTAAGTATCGATGGACGAATCAAGAAAGCAGTTTGAGGAATACGTTGCCAAAAAATTGAGATTACCATTCGAGATGATAACCGAGGCAAGAAATGGTGATAGGTACTTCGCATTTTCAAGCATGGATATTCGTCACTCCTTAAATGAGTGGTGGACTTTATGGCAGGCATCGCGAGCAGCTATTGAACTGGATATCGACTGGCCAGAATCGAATGACGACTTTTGGAAAGATGGTGAAGAAGGTGCTTATGCGATGGGTTATGAGGATGGGCGTGACAAAACGGTAATTGCAGTAATGAAAGCTATCAGAGCCGCTGGAATTAAAGAGAAGAATTTCGATGAAGCAAACAATATTCCTCCGAACTAAGCAACAACAGCAAGCCGCAATCAACGCCATCCTCGCAACACCACTCGATAAAGACAAGCCAGTCACCATCCGCATTACTGACTACAAGCGCAACCTTGACCAGAACGCAAAATTTCACGCGATGCTGGCGGATATCGCACGTCAGGTTCAATGGTGCGATAAGTGGTTAAAACCAGAACAATGGAAGGTTTTGTTGATTAGCGGTCATGCAGTGGCAACAAAGCAGGAAGCTGATGTTTTGCCCGGCCTTGAAGGCGAATACGTCAACATTCGCGAAAGTAGCGCGCAGATGAGTGTGAAGCGTATGGCAAGTCTGATTGAGTACACGACAGCATGGGCTATTGGTCAGGGCGTCAGATTTACCGACAGGAGGTACGAATGAGACGACAGCGACGAAGTATCACCGACATAATCTGTGAAAACTGCAAATACCTTCCAACGAAACGCTCCAGAAATAAACGCAAGCCAATCCCAAAAGAATCTGACGTAAAAACCTTCAACTACACGGCTCACCTGTGGGATATCCGGTGGCTAAGACATCGTGCGAGGAAATGACAATGCTTTTAATTCAACCTGGATTTGGACTTAGCATCAAAAAAGGCCACATGTTTGGCGAGAAAGAGTCACAACGAAAAATGGTGTCTATCCGGTTGCCATTTATCAGTATTTATTGGCTAAACAGGGAGGCAACAAATTATTGGTATACATGCGCCAGAGCAGCATTTAACGACCCTGACTGGTTTGTGAAAAACCACCACGCAGTTCGTCAGGCAAAGAGAAAGGCCAATATGACATACATGAAGGCGTATCAAAAAGCATGGAAAGAACACCGCGATCGATACCAACAAGACATGGAAAAGCTTGAATCAGAAAACATGGAATTAAGACGAAAGCTCGGTGAAGCAAAACGAGACATTGATGCTTACAAGCGACTTTTTAATGGTGAAAGCCATGCTTAGCCCATCCCAATCCCTTCAATACCAGAAAGAAAGCGTCGAGCGAGCTTTAACGTGCGCTAACTGCGGTCAGAAGCTGCATGTGCTGGAAGTTCACGTGTGTGAGTACTGCTGCGCAGAACTGATGAGCGATCCGAATAGCTCAATGTACGAGGAAGAAGACGATGAATGAGTTAATAAATGGCAATGCCATCAAAATGACAAGCATTGAAATAGCTGAGTTGGTGGGTAAGCGTCATGACAATGTGAAACGTACCATCGAAACGCTGGCTAAAAATGGTGTTATCCGGCTTCCTCAAATTGAGGTTTCCGAAAGAATCAATAACTTAGGGTTCAATGTTCAGTACGAGCATTACGTCTTCGAGGGCGAACAAGGTAAGCGAGACAGTATTGTCGTTGTTGCCCAGTTGTCGCCAGAGTTCACCGCTCGTCTTGTTGACCGTTGGCGAGAGCTTGAAGAAACTGCGGTTAATATCCCCAAAACGTTACCGGAAGCGTTGCGCCTTGCTGCTGATCTTGCTGAGCAGAAAATGCAACTGGAAAACCAGCTCGCAATTGCCGCACCTAAAGTTGAGTTTGCCGATCGCGTTGGCGAGGCCAGCGGAATTTTGATTGGAAACTTTGCAAAGGTTGTTGGTATTGGTCCAAACAAACTGTTTGCGTGGATGCGCGATCACAAAATCCTTATTGCTTCAGGTTCCCGGCGCAATGTGCCAATGCAGGAATATATGGATCGCGGCTATTTCACAGTGAAAGAAACAGCGGTCAACACAAATCACGGAATACAGATATCGTTCACCACAAAAATCACCGGGCGTGGTCAACAGTGGCTGACCAGAAAGCTGCTCGATAACGGAATGCTGAAAGTAACAGGGGAGGCTGCTTAATGGCTAACCTACGCAAAGAATCTCGCGGCAGAGAATGCCAGGTACGTATTTACGGCATATGCAATGGCAATCCTGAAACTACAGTTCTGGCACATTACCGGATGGCTGGAATTTGCGGAACGGGAATGAAGCCTGACGACCTGATCGGCGCATGGGCTTGTAGCGCGTGTCACGATGAAATCGACCTACGCACCCATAACCTCGACAACAAAGACGCCAGACTTTACCACCTCGAAGGCGTGATCAGGACGCAGGCGATACTGCTGAAGGAGGGGAAGATTAAGTCATGAACGAATATCAGTTTGTGCTTCCATACCCGCCGTCGGTGAATACCTACTGGCGAAGACGGGGAAGCCAATACTACATCAGCGATAAAGGCCAGAAATACCGAAAAGACGTTCAGCAAATCATCCACCAACTCAAGTTAGATATTTTCACCAAATCACGACTCCGCATCAAAGTAATCGCAGACGTTCCAGACTCCCGCCGCCGCGACCTAGATAACATCCTGAAGGGTTTACTCGACTCCCTTATCCATGCCGGATTTGCGGAAGACGACGAGCAATTCGATGACATTCGCGTAATTCGTGGTGTGAAAGTACCAGGCGGACGGCTTGGAATAAAAATCACCGAACTGGAGAACGCATGAACGCCACAATTCAAACGATACCAGAGCTTCTTATCCAGACACGAGGCAATCAGACCGAAGTGGCGAGGATGCTTTCCTGCGCAAGAGGAACAGTGCTCAAGTACAACCGAGACAGCAAAGGCGAGCGTCATGTAATAGTTAACGGCGTCCTGATGGTCAAACAGGGCAAGAGGGGAAGACGATGAGACTCGAAAGCGTAGCTAAATTTCATTCGCCAAAAAGCCCGATGATGAGCGACTCACTACTGGCCACAGTTTATTGGTTTTCGTAACTGAGTCATTTTATTATTTTATTGCAACTTTTAATCTTTTATAGTGCGAAATAAATGGAGCTGGCATTCATTTCGCACTTTATGTTTTTGTTGGACTTATGTTATTTTGATTGAATTCAATTCAGTTAAAAAAAGAAGGTGATTGCTCCATTTATAAATGAATAGTCATCCCCTGTCTTGAATTCTGATGTTACTTTATTAAATGCTAGTGTGAAGGCTACAGGTGCATACCCAATTGTTGCGCCAACTTGATATTCATCAACAGTTTTGTTTAGCGATACTGTTGTTTGTTTCGTCTGTATTGTTTTTCCTTCGAGAGTATAGTTGCGATTGACATCTCGTCTTTCCATACCTGCAAAAATCTTGTATTTGAATCCGCTTGTATCGGACATATGCATTAAACCACGGGGAGCCAGCAGACCAAAGCCATTATCCGAATTGAAGGTTTTATCATTACCAATGGCAATGGTTGCGCCATATGCTACATATTGAAATAAGTTTCCAGTAACAGCAGAAACTTCAGGGTATAATCCAACATTAGCACCTAAAATATCCATACTTGGTGTCATGGATAGCATCCCTTTTACAGTATAACCGTAGCGATTCTCTATTTGATCATCCCATGCATGATATTTTTCTGCCCCAATAATCTCATGAGCTTTATTTTGTACTTTCTGACCGCCTGCGTCGGGGCCAACAACACCTATGTCAGTACCTAATCGATAGCGAATCCAGTCATTCGCAAGGGAGTTCCATTCAATACCAGTGTGAGTGTATGCACTAAAAGCTCTGTCTCCAGTTACAGCTGTGTTGTGTCTTTTATTACTGCCTGATGGAGAGTAAATATCTTGCGCAATATGGAGAGATAATTGGCTCGAGTCTGAGATATCGTGGCTATATCCCAGAAATAAGCCTTGTGAGTAATCATCTCTGTTTTCATGTTTATTGCCATAAATATCATTAAGTATTGGTTGAAACTTCCCTGCATCATCATTTGCTAATGATAATGCAAGGCTGTTCGCGATAGCTGAACACGTGGTAAATGACAGAGCAATAAAGACGCCAGCGATGACACTTTTTTTCATATGTTATTGTCTTCCTTTTTTTTGAATGGTGCGCGTATTTTACATACATGAGTTTGTAATACAAGGTGCGTAATCAATATGATGTTTTATAATTGCGTGAGACAATTGATTTATTCGTTTTTTATTGCGGTTTTTATTATCTTTTAATGTAACGGTGTTTTTATTAAGTGTGTTTGCGTGGTGTTTTATGTTTTTTATAATTTTTATTTTATTAAATTTAAAAGCATTAGTAATGGCTATTCTATATAGCAATATAAGAACTGTTACAAAAAAAGGGGGGGCAATTACAGGTAGTTATGGATGATGAGTGAAACAGATATTGGAGAACCGGGGAATGAATGATGTCTGAGTCTTATATATCAGAACTCCTTCGCTGTCGCTGGGGGCTCCTGTGCTTATGTCGTTTCCCCGATTCGGTTTTGAACGATTACCGAATGTTGAAGAATTATGCCAAAATATAGAAAGGATTTACTGCATGAATACCCAATATTTACAGTATGTTCGTGAGCAACTTATGGCAGCTACTGCTGACTTGAACGGAGCAACGAAAGGCCAGCTCGAAGCCTGGCAGGAGCATGCACAATTTGATACTGGTACATACAAACGAAAGAAGCCGCGCATTCTGGATGTGGTAACTGGCAAGATGATTACGCTGGATAATACGCCGACTTCCGGTAAGCAGTCGTACGCAAAAGGTTCATCCATTGCTTTGGTCAGCCCGGTTGAATTCTCAACCTCTTCATGGCGCCGCGCGGTTTTGTCTCTCGATGAACATCAGAAAGCATGGTTGCTTTGGTGTTACAGCGAAAGCGTTCGATGGGGGCATCAGGTCACCATAACGCAATGGGCATGGAGCGAGTTTAAAGATTTGTTAAGTAACAGAAAAATTGCAGGTAAGACACTGGATCGCCTGAAGACGTTAATCTGGCTGGCTGCACAGGATGTGAAGAGCGAACTTGCAGGGCGTGAGGCCTATGAATACCAGACACTGGCATCATTGGTGGGAGTGACAACAAAAAACTGGTCCGAGACATTTACTGAACGCTGGGTTGCAATGAAGCACATTTTTCTACAGCTTGATAGTGATGCTTTATTGCTTGTGACGAGAACACGTTCAAAACAAAAGGCAGCATTTTTACAGCAAAATATTGCAAAACTGGATTAAAAGCCATATACTTCATGCAAATTTGGTATGTTGTAAAAAATGTATAAACCCGCTGCCGAGTGGGTTTTTTTTATGCCCTGAGTTGTACTTGTACGGTAAACATGCTGGCTGCTATGTAATAGAGTTTTTTTAGCCTGTAACCTCTTGACGGCATTGAATTGCTTTTGTTATGAGTTGTAAGCCAATGTTATCATCTTGTATTGGGGTGGTTATGAAGGATGGTGCGCTGCTCAGGAGTTCTTCACTTTTTATTGCCTACATGGGATGCCTTGGATGGGGGAGTGCTTATTTCTATGGATGGGGTACTTCTTTTTACTACGGCTTCCCATGGTGGATTGTAGGTGCAGGTGTTGATGATGTTGCCAGAAGTTTATTTTTTGCAGTTATCGTCATTGCTATATTTCTTATCGGTTGGGGTATTGGTGTTGTATTCTTTTTCGCAGTGAAAAGAAAACATTCTATGCAAGAGCTAAATGTATTTCGCCTTTATTTTGCTGTGGAATTATTGTTTGTGCCGGCAATTATTGAGTTTTCTATATTGAGACAGAAGATTCAGGTACCTCTTTTGCTACTGTCAGCAGCGATTGCGCTGGCGGTTACAATTTCGATAAGATCTTATGGGCGATTTTTATCGGTATCATGCTTCTATGATAAGCCATTTATAAAAAAACATTTTTTTGAGATTGTGATGATTGCTTTTGTGGCATATTTCTGGCTTTTTTCATTTCTGACAGGATATTACAAACCACAGTTTAAGAAAGAATATGAAATGATTAATTATAATGATGGTTGGTATTATGTTCTTGCTCGTTATGATAATTGTCTGGTTTTGTCTACTTCTTTCAATGCAGGTAGTAAAAGGTTTGTCATTTATCAATCAGCACAAGATAAGAATCTTCAGGTTGATATTGTAAGGACCAGAATTTAATTGGCTGCATAAATAATATTTTAAGTTGCAAGTTGGCTATTCGTAGGAATAGAACCTTAGGCATGCTGAATGCGTTTTCTGAACATTGTTTTATAAACTGTGTCTGCTTGCTGTTGTGATCCTGCTTTTAGTGATGGTGATGATGGATTTCACCAGCAGGATAATGTTGGTACTGACTGATGGCGCTCTGGTCTGCGGCATTGTGGTATTGCTGTGGCCGATGATGAAAGAACAGAATGAATAATTCTTGACTTTTTTGTTTACTGTTTATTAAAAAATCAACCGCATGGTGAATCCTCCTTGGAGGGGCTAAATGATCGAGTTTTAAGGGCACGTAGCGAGTTCTGTTTGATCATTGCAGAACTTAGCGGGAGGCGCCATGCGTACATCACTAATGTTATTTCCTTCTATCATTTTCCTTGTGAGTTCTGGCTGCGCATGGCGCGGCCTTTTTTTTATGACCTGCCACTGGCAGATGGTCATCCTGTGATTTGATTCCGCTTCCGGCTTTTTAACTCTGTTCCTCTACACGGGAGAAATTCGATGTCGATTAATCGTTATGATATTGGTTACAAGAAGTACCACGTATTGTGTTGAGATAGAAAGCATGGTGCCAGAGGTAAATGCAGCAGCATAATAAAAAAGAGCCAGCGCAGAAGAGAACGGGTAAAAGAGTCTGCGCTGGCGTGGGGATATTCCCCGTGGAGAAATGATATGTAACACACATCGGGAACCTTTCTATATAAACATTATCATTATTGTCAATCATAACAGTCAGGTATTATGACGTTTATGCATCAGGGCCATCAGGAATTAACTGGTGGCTTTTTATTGTTGTCAGCTTCCGGATAACGGGAGACGGGGTATGTACCAGATGGAAAAAATAACAACAGGTGTGTCATACACCACGTCAGCGGTGGGGACGGGATACTGGCTACTGCAGTTGCTGGACAAAGTCTCCCCATCCCAGTGGGTGGCAATAGGCGTATTGGGTAGCCTGGTGTTTGGCTTGCTGACGTATCTGACAAACCTTTATTTCAAGATTAAAGAAGATAAGCGTAAGGCTGCGAGAGGTGAATAATGTCGCCATCATTACGCAAGGCTGTTGCTGCTGCTATTGGTGGTGGGGCTGTTGCCATAGCGTCTGTGCTCATCACTGGTCCGAGTGGTGACGATGGCCTGGAAGGTGTCAGCTACATACCATACGAAGATATCGTTGGCGTATGGACTGTATGTCACGGACACACCGGAAAAGACATCATTCCCGGTAAAACGTATACCAAAGCAGAATGCAAAGCACTCTTGAATAAAGACCTTGCCACTGTCGCCAGACAAATTAACCCGTACATCGAAGTCGATATACCGGAAACAACGCGCGGCGCTCTTTACTCATTCGTTTACAACGTGGGTGCTGGCAATTTCAGAACATCGACGCTTCTTCGCAAAATAAACCAGGGCGATATCAAAGGCGCATGTGATCAGCTACGTCGCTGGACATATGCTGGCGGTAAGCAATGGAAAGGTCTCATGACTCGTCGTGAGATTGAGCGTGAAATCTGTTTGTGGGGTCAGCAATGAACAGAGTAACCGCGATTATCTCCGCTCTGGTTATCTGCATCATCGTCTGCCTGTCATGGGCTGTTAATCATTACCGTGATAACGCCATTACCTACAAAGCCCAGCGCGACAAAAATGCCAGAGAACTGAAGCTGGCGAACGCGGCAATTACTGACATGCAGATGCGTCAGCGTGATGTTGCTGCGCTCGATGCAAAATACACGAAGGAGTTAGCTGATGCGAAAGCTGAAAATGATGCTCTGCGTGATGATGTTGCCGCTGGTCGTCGTCGGTTGCACATCAAAGCAGTCTGTCAGTCAGTGCGTGAAGCCACCACCGCCTCCGGCGTGGATAATGCAGCCTCCCCCCGACTGGCAGACACCGCTGAACGGGATTATTTCACCCTCAGAGAGAGGCTGATCACTATGCAAAAACAACTGGAAGGAACCCAGACGTATATTAATGAGCAGTGCAGATAGAGCTGCCCATATCGATGGGCAACTCATGCAATTATTGTGAGCAATACACACGCGCTTCCAGCGGAGTATAAATGCCTAAAGTAATAAAACCGAGCAATCCATTTACGAATGTTTGCTGGGTTTCTGTTTTAACAACATTTTCTGCGCCGCCACAAATTTTGGCTGCATCAACAGTTTTCTCCTGTCCAATTCCCGAAACGAAGAAGTGATGGGTGATGGTTTCCTTTGGTGTTACTGCTGTCGGTTTGTTTCCAACAGTAAACGTCTGTTGAGCACATCCTGTAATAAGCATTGCCAGAGCGGCAGAAAACAACATTTTTTTCATCTTATTATCCTGCATTGTTAAAAACGGCAGAATCCTATGTGACAACAATTAAACGATAGTTAAATGGATTGATGAAAATTAAAACTATATAGGTGGATGCTCAGCCTATTGGAGGAGGGGGGCACTCAGAATCCTGTGGAATGAAATAAACCGCTCTATCTGTCCATTACCCTTTTAGCTGCGCTGTATCGTCGCCGTA